AAATCATAATAAGTAATATTATAGTTATAATAATGTATAACTTATATTGTTCGAAGAAGTCATCATCGTCATCATCGTCATCATCGTCATCATCGTCATCATCGTCATCATCGTCATCATCGTCATCATCGTCATCATCGTCATCATCGTCATCATCGTCATCATCGTCATCATCGTCATCATCGTCATCTTCATCTTCATCATCATCGTCTTCAAATATTTTTTCAAAAATTTTAAATTCTGTGCCGTATTTTATAGCATCTTGGACGCCGGCACTTTTTTCAACGATTTCTTTTACATTTTCAACAAGATCAACGGAATAGTTAGAATAAGGTAACGCTTTAAGTACCTCTTCATCATCGCTATCTTCATCAACGCCAATATTGTTTATATTAAAAATAACACCTTCTTCATCAGAGTCATACTTGTCACGCATGAACTCAAATTCTTCATCAACATCTTCGAATAAGTTGTTTTGAGCATAAACAGTCGCATTCAATACAGAAGCAATCGCATAATTTCTGTTATTTTTGTAATAATTATTAACAGCGTGAACGACGCCATGACGTAATCGGGGGTTACGGCTTTCTCCCGCAAATAGATTATGATGTAATGTAACTTTTAAATTTCCTATATCATCGTGACTATTTCCATCAGAGTGACCTATTAACATGGTTTTATTATGTTCTTTGCTAAATTTACAAAATGAAACCGTAATATACGAAGACGCTTTTTTGATATCTAAAAGGCCATCGAGTGTTTTTGTAAAAGTGCAATGATCTACCCAAATATGATGTGAACCTTGCTCAATGATAATATTGTCGTGTGTATCGCCGAATTTAGTCGAATCCTTAAAAAAGATGTTTTGAATTATTATATTTGATTGATTTTTAATTTCGAATTTACCAACAATACTACATTTTTCTCCAAAGACTGTGCAATTTGAAGGTAATTCGGCATTTGAAGAACCTTTTTCGAATTCAAAAGAACCTCTTAGAATAATAATAGATGGTTCATTATCATCTCGTAATTGGTCGCATAGTTTGCGAAATTCATTAACGTCTCCATCAATTTCATACGTCTTACCTCCTTTACCACCAGTTGTTGTTTTAAGTCCTTTTCCTTCTACAAACGCGAATCCAAATACCATTTAAAATAATGATATATATTATTTTCAGGCTGTATTCACCGCTAAAGCGCGACCCTTTCTGCATTAAAAAAAATCATATAAAAGTAAGAAACATATCAATTTCAAGAATGACAATCGATACAGATCATAACAATGCAATTTTCAATATTAAAAAAAATAAAACCGAATTAAATACCAAAATTACAGAACTCGAAAATGAACTGAAAACAGAAAAGGACGAGTTTAAAAAAATCCTTTTAAAAAACAAGATTGAAGATATTAAAAAGGAATTAGATAATTGTTCTATTGAAAATTATTATAAAAATAATGCAATAGATCTATTTAAACACTACGACGCACTCGTAGATGTTGATCAAAATGAAATCATTGAAAATAAAGGAGAAATTCTTAATTTTTTTTCAAATAAAGAAGAAGTTGATAATGATGACGAAGATATCAAAAAAGTTGAAAGTTGTTCTGAATATGTTTGTAAGGCGTGCGGTTCGTCCAATCTTCTTTTTATTTCTTCAGAATCTGTTTATGAATGTGCTTCCTGTGGAAACGTGCAAAATAGTACAGATTGGAGCAACAATATATCTTATAAGGATCCTCCAAAAGAAACATCGTATTTTTCATATCGACGCGTGAATCATTTTTCAGAATGGTTAAATTTAGTTCAAGGAAAAGAAACAAATAGTATCCCTAATGAAGTAATTCAAAAAGTTGTAGAAACTATTAAACGCGATCGTAAGCAAATATCTGATGTTACTATAAGTGATTTAAAATTAATTCTAAAAAGAAATAAATTTAATAAGTATTATGAAAATTCTCCTTATATTTATAATGTAATCAACAAAAAATTTGCATCTATTCTAACACGTAAACAAGAATTAATTCTCAAAGATATGTTTTCTAAAATTCAGGTGCCGTTTCTAAAAGCATGTCCTGAATCAAGAAAAAATTTCTTGTCTTACAGCTTTATTTTACACAAATTTTGTGAAATATTACAATGGGATGATATAAAAAGAAAGTTTCCACTTTTGAAAAGTCGCGAGAAATTACACTCTGCGGATTTGATTTGGAAAAAAATATGTAATGACTTAAATTGGAAATTTTATAAATCTATTTAAGGAAGTAAATTAATAAGTGCCTGTTTATTCATTTTAGCGGAAAATTTGATACCTTTATCGGTAAGCATTTTTTTGATTTCGGCAACTTTGAGTTTAGATGCATCTTTGGGTTTTGAATTCGTTTTTTTCTTTTCGACGGGTGCTTCGACAGGTGTCTCGACGGGTGTCTCGACTGGTGTCACGACGGGTGTCACGACGGGTGTCACGACTGGTGTCTCGACGGGTGTCTCGACGGGTGCTTCGACGGGTGTCTCGACGGGTGTCTCGACTGGTGTCACGACTGGTGCTTCGACTGGTGTCTCGGCTGGTGTCTCGACTGGTGTCTCGACTGGTGTCTCGGCTTCATCCTCTTCGTCATCATCAAAATCATCATCAAAATCATCTTCAATTAATTCTAAGTCTTCAAATTCAACCTTTTCGTCTTCAACAACATTGACAACGGAATCTCTTTTCATATTAAGGATTTTTTCTTTAATAATCGTAAAATCTTTAATAACATCTTCCATCTCATCAATTTTATCTTTCTGTGCTTTTATACGTTTTACGTAAAAGGTTCTTAATCCAACAATAACAATAACCGAACAAAGACCAATTACAATAATCATTTTATTATCTGAATCCATTTACATAATAAATTATATTAATTTCATAAATTTTAACGCACTTTTTACAAACAAAAGTAAAAAATGTTTGAAAATGACACCCCTAAAAGTATAATATATTACAACTACAACTTTCTGAAATTTGCACTCTACATTAGATTGCACTAGGAAGTTTAAGCGAAAGGAAGTTACAATACATCAGCGGCAACTCTATTATGGGGTGTGGTCCGTCAAAGAAACGTGTTGAACTACAGCAGAATATTCATATGCGAAGGAATTTCAATGAATCCTTGCGCAACTGGGAAGACGATCATGAGAAAGACATTCAGGACGCCATCGGCGGGATTCGGCGCGCGGCGGCACTCTATAAGAATGCATCGACGCCCGAGGAGAAGGTTTTGGCTGACGCGAAGATTGCGCGCGCGGCGCGTGTGCTCGTCAAGACCTATTCGTCAAAGAAACGAGCATCTCGCTCTGCGACGTAAGCACCGTGAACTTCAAGGACTGGTTCTCAAGAACACATGAACAGGTTCTGCACTTTGAAGCCTCAACAAGGGGGTTTCACAAAAAAATAAAAAAAACCAAGAAAAAAAGGTTTTTTTACAAACAAAAGTAAAAAATGTTTGAAAATGACCCCCCAAATGTATATATATATATATATATTAGTTTGCCCCTGATTGATTACGCTCTCTTTTATAGATTGCGTTTCGGTGGCATAAGCGAAAGGAAGTTACAATACATCAGCGGCAACTCTATTATGGGGTGTGGTCCGTCAAAGAAACGTGTTGAACTAAAGCAGGAGCTTCAGAAACTACGTGAGGAAAACGCGAAGTTAAAGGGGACTATTGTTGAGAAAGCCGTCATCGACGGGATTCGGCGCGCGGTGGCACTCTATAAGAATGCATCGACGCCCGAGGAGAAGGTTTTGGCGGAAGCGGAGATTGCGCACGCGGCTTCTGATTTATCTCTTAGTGATTTAAAATTAATTCTAAAAAGAAATAAGTTTTAGTTGAACGGAAGGATGAGATTAAGGAAAAAACAAAGTAGAACGTGTGTCATTAATAAATTCTATTGAATTTCCCCATTGTGGTTTTTTTATAGGAATTTTTTTGAACAAACACTAAATATACAAATTATCATTTAAATACCTTATAAAATTTTAAAAAATGTTTTGAAAAATTTGTTACAAAATTGTATATTATGTATAATATGATGAATGAAAAAAGAGAAGTAATAAGTTTATTTTGCAGAAATCACCTGTTTAGGCTTCATTTAGATGATTCGTTTGAAGATTTTCATAAATGGATAAAAACTTTACCTAATTATGACAAATTGAAGGAAAAAGCGAAGAATGCGGTTAAAGAGCTGTTGGATAAGAAGATAACTGATTGTGATGATACATACAAAACTTCTGTTGTTGGATTTGCTAAATTAAGACATAAAAATATGAAAACACCAGGAATTTGTAATGATCTTTCTTCAATTGACAACTTTAGAAAGTTTATTGCTTATTTAGTTGTATATCAAGAAGGCAAAGGATACACATCAAGTTCTTGTATCAATAGTGAACTATTTGAGCTTGATTTTACATCAGGTGATGAGAATCAGTGGTCGCAAGAACATCTTGATGAAAGTAAAATTTATTCAATTAGTAATGTTGTACTGAATACATTACATTTTCAAAGTTCTACACAAAATCCAAGTTCTAAGATTTCAGATGAATATAAAATATTGATTAATAATGGTGGTGAAGCTATAAGTGACGTTCCTGATAAAGTAGAAGATTATATTCCTGGAACAATTTATCGTAAATTTATTGGAGATTTACCAAATGGTATTTGGTTTTCTGAAAATAAAAATGCGTATATATTTGATTACACAAAAGATGATGGTAAAACGACTACAAAATCACGAGGAGTAACAAAAAAAGTGTCAAAAGAAAAGGCACGAGAACTTATTATTGAAGATTTTAAGAAAATTCGTCCTAACGATTGGAATGATTATGATCAAAAGATACAACAAGGGTGGTTATATGATTTTTATTTATGTAGAGAATCTATAGAAAATAAAAAGATTGTAATACGAAAAGAAATTATTCATCGCTCTATATACGATCCAATGTATATGACAACATTTATTAAACAGTTTGAAATACACGAATTATCTTATGTTCTTGCAGACACGCAAAAAGGCACTGCTCAATGGACTATTGAAAATTTCAAGCAATTTCAAAACAAGAATTTTTGTGATCAAGAAGAAAGCAAAGAAAGAAAAGAACAAATTAGCAATTTTATTGTTGAATTAGATATATTTATCACTGAATTTAAGAATGATAATAAATTTCCAAGTGTTAAAAAAACACCTATTGTTTATAAAATTATTGAATTTGTAGAACATTGTATTGAACATACTAAAGACCGTAATAAAAAAATTATAGAAAATAATGAGAGAAATAATGAAAATAAAAAGGAACAAGACATTCTCTCAAAAAAAGATTTATTTATACTTATTACAAATGAAATAAAAGAACATAAATTACGATGCTTTTATTCGAATGTTAAAATGAGTATTGGTGAGATGCGATTTGATTTTGCATTATCACCTGAACGTCTTAATGAAGATTTAGGATACATTAAAGGTAATCTCAAATTTGTTTGTAAAGAATTTAATACGGGGTATCGTCAATGGAGTCGTGAATTATTCAATAAAACATTCCGCTGTTAAAATGATGGGTCGGCTTCACAAGAACACCTGAACAGGTTATGCACCTTGAAGCCTCAACAAGGAGGTTTCACAAAAAAATAAAAAAAACCAAGAAAAAAAGGTTTTTTACAAACAAAAGTAAAAAATGTTTGAAAATGACCCCCCCAAACCGTATATATATATTAGGTTGCCCCCGATTGATTACGCTCTCTTTTATAGATTGCGTTTCGGTGGCATAAGCGAAAGGAAGTTACAATACATCAGCGGCAACTCTATTATGGGGTGTGGTCCGTCAAAGAAAAGTGTTGAACGGCGGCAGGAACTAGCCGCCAGAACTGAACTGCTTCGGGTCCGCGACGCCAACGACGCCGCCAACGACGCCGAGGGGTGGAACGCACCCGCGCTCTCCTTCGCGGAGTTGTGGCGGCGCCTCGACGAGCTAGACGAGCGTGCGGCGCTCGTCGAGGCGCGTGTCGACGCGTACGAAAAGCTATATGCGTTGATCGATAAGGTGAACGCCAAGAATAAAGCTGAACAGGAGCTGCTGAGGCTTCGTCTTAAACTTGAGCCGAAGAACGCCTAAACAGGTGCTGCGCCCTGAAGCCTCAACAAGGAGGATTCACAAAAAAAATAAAAAAAAACCAAGAAAAAAGGTTTTTTAGTAATTTACATAAACTTTTTGAAAAGAAGAATTCTTGGATCTTGGCGAATTCTAAGCCAAACGTTGGTATCAGGCCAGTTCAAATTATTGCGACGATTTGAATATTTAGCAATCATAACTTGCTTACCGTGGTGAGTTTTTTTATTTTCAAAGTTTACTTTGATAGAATCATCTGTTATTTTTTCAAATGTAACCACCCAATAAGGCTCATTAGGGTCGCTACCATAAA